CAGTATTACCTACCTCACCCTTTTGTCCTTTTTGCCCAGCACTACCATTTGAACCTGATGGTCCTGTAGGTCCAGTAGGTCCAGTATTACCTACCTCACCTTTTTGTCCTTTAGAACCATCAGAAGCAGCACCATCTTGTCCTGCAGGTCCTGTAGGTCCAGTAGTACCTACCTCACCTTTTTGTCCCTTAGAGCCTGTAGGTCCAGTAGGTCCTGTAGGTCCTGTGGGTCCAGTAGGTCCTGTAGAACCAGTTGGTCCTGTAGGTCCTGTAGGTCCTTGTAAAGCTAAATTACTTACTGTAGATTTTTCCCATGCTCCTGCAGTTACATCATAGTATGGAACTAAGTCTGAACTTGCAGCATCTGTACCTGTAGGAAATGCTGTTAATGAACTTCCTACATTTGCAGCATCTGTAACATCAGCACTAGCTTCTATAGCATTTAGTTTAGTATGGTCAGCATCGGTAAATACATTTGAATCACTTGCTGACTCTACTAGAGTTCTTATTTCACTAGCTGTTTGGTCTGCTGTAGCACCTGATTCAATACCATCTAATTTACTATGGTCTGCAGATTCAAAAGGAACTGATGCTGTACCATTAATAGTTAAGGCATCTGTTTCTAATGTTCCATCAATATCTACATTTCCTGATATATCTAAACTAGGAGCAACTACTTCATGTGAAAATACAAAGTTATCATTCGCAGCACTCCATGACATTGTTGCATCTGTTGAAGCATCTACTGCATCTTGTATAGTAATACCAGCACCATCTGCTGAACCTGATGTATCGCCTGAACCTTTGTTAATTGTTATGTTTTTATCTTCAACATCTAAAGTTGCAGTATTAAGAGTTGTGGTATTTCCACTTACAGTTAAGTCTCCACCAACAACTACATTACCTGTAGTAGTAACTGTAGCAAAATCTACATCTGCGTTTGTTGCTACTGATTGTCCTATAGATACTGCTGTACCTGATACAGATACTCCTGTACCTGCAGTAAGTGTTGTAATATTTGCAGTACCATCAAAACTTACTCCATTAATTGTTCTTGCAGTTTCTAAAGCTGTTGCAGTAGCTGCATTACCTGTAGTATCTTGATTAAGAGTTCCTACTGTTAAATCTATTGTGCCATCAGAATCTTGATAAGCTACTGTAATACCTGATTCAGTATTACTTGAGAACATAGCTCCAACAGTATCTTGTACTACTTCTGTTAAATCTATATTTGCTGTACCATCAAAAGATACACCATGTATTGTTCTTGCAGTTGCTAATGCTGTAGCTGTAGCTGCATTACCTGTTGTGTCTTGGTTTAATGTACCAACTGCAAAATCAATAGTACCATCACTATCTTCATATGTAACTGTAATACCTGATTCAGTATTAGAAGATAACATACCTCCTACTATATCTTGTATTTCTTCTGCTGTTTGGTCTGCAGTAGCTCCAGCTTCTATTGCATTTAGTTTACTTAATAAAGTATCTGTAAATGCATTTGTGTTTGAATTGTTTTCATATGCAGTTTTAATTTCAGCATCTGTTTGGTCTGCTGTAGCTGATGCCTCTATTGCATTTAGTTTACTATGGTCTGCATCAGTAAACACATTAGAATCACTAGCTGCTTCTACTGCAGCTCTTATCTCTGCGTTTGTCTGGTCTGCTGTAGCATTAGCCTCTATACCATCTAATTTAGAATGGTCTGCTGTTGTAAAGTTTTCATCTGTTTGAGATGCTACAACAAAATCTATTGTACCATCTGAATCTTGATATGTAACAGTAATACCTGTTTCAGTATTACCGGTAAGCATTCCACCTACTACATCTTGTATCTCTTCATCTGTTTGGTCGGCTGTTGCATTAGCTTCTATACCATCTAATTTTGTGTGGTCTGCATCTGTAAAGACATTTGAATCACTAGCACTATCTACTAATGTTCTAATCTCTGCAGCAGTTTGGTCTGCAGTAGCTGATGCTTCTATACCATCTAATTTGTTTTTTAATGCTGTTGTAAAATTATTATCTGTTTGTGATGCTACACTAAAGTCTAAAGTTCCATCACCATCTTCGTATGTTACAGTAACACCTGATTCAGTATTACTAGATACCATAGCTCCTACAGTATCTTGAATAACTTCTGATAAATCAATATTAGCAGTACCATCAAAACTAACACCATGAATAGTTCTAGCAGTTTCTAAAGCTGTGGCAGTTGCAGCGTTTCCTGTAGTATCTTGGTTTAGTGTTCCGATTACAAAGTCTAATGTATTATCACTATCATCATAAGTAACTGTA